GTTCGATCCCCGTGAGCGCACGCACCCGTCGATCGAGTTCACGATTCTGTTCCGCGAGTGTGCGGAACCGCGTCGTGACTTCACTGAGGCGATGTGGCGGGATCCATTGACTTCGATCTTCCGCATAGCTGAAGCCGCCGGACGCGGGGGCCGCGCCCGCGGCAGGCGCACCATCGCCAGCGCCGGGAGCCCCTGACGGTGCAGAGGTCACAGGCGTGGTCGATGGGGCTGGCGCAGGAGCAGCCGGCGCGACAGCACCGGCACCAGAGTCGGGGGGATCGAAGGTTCGAACAAATGAGGGGATGTACATAGCGTCAGTGTCCTTTCCCTTGGTATCGCGGCAGGTTCCGCGTGCGAGACAGACGCGAGTGTCCCTTACGATTCTGTAATCTGTCAAGTACGGATTTGTTATCGGGCAGAGATGCGGAGGCTTTTGAGCAGGTTCAGGTCGAACAGGGAGGGATCCCAGCCGCAGGCGGTTTGCAGTTTTGTGATCTCGTCGTATTCACGGCACATTCGGCAGCGCGCGTCGATCAGACCGGATGCCGACACCCGGCACCCGGCCTTTTCGTGACGCCGGCGTTCTATGAGGAGCGCCTTCATGCCGGCGCGTCCATGTTCCCGCCGCCCGGCGCCATCCCGGGCAGGGTATCCACGGCGCCGGATTCTTGGTTCGAGTTCGCCATCGCCATGCCCGCGCCCTGCGGCGGTTCGGGTGGCGGCAGCCCCCCCGGATCCATGCCGCCTTCGGGCGGCAGCGCGCCCGGGCCGCCCGGCAGCATCGGCAACGGCAATCCAAACGGGTTTTGCAAGGCCACCCCATGCTGAAGCCGATGGAGCGTCAGTTCTTTCTGGACATTCGGATCCGCCAGCGACAACGCGCGCAGCCGGTCGGAGTTGGCCCACATATCGAACTGGGTGATATGGACCGCGTGATTCTGCCAGCTTTCCACCTTGAGCGGGCACAGCCCCGCCCGCTGGTTCCCGACCCATTCTTCATACTGGTGGTGTTCGACCTGCGCCGCGACCGTGTGAATCGACAAGGCCGGCGAGAGGTCGGAGATGCCGAGCAGTTCAAGGCCCTTGTAGATGGTATCGGGATCGTTGGTATTGATGAACCCCAGTTCCTTCGCTTGCTGAAGGGCCGCGCGCTTCCCGAGCGACGTTTTGGGCTGTTCCGACCCATCTTCGATGATGATGTTGACGGCGCCGCGCAGATCCTTTTTCTGAAAGGTTTTGAACGAGTACGTGTTGTTCTTCCCGATGATCGTGCGGACGCGCGTCTGCGGCCCGTGGACCCGTTCGAGTTCGAGTGCGATCATCAGCCATTCCCGGTACGCGCGCCCACGAGCCTTGAATAGCGACGTGAAACGGGACTGCGATCGTTCGACGAGCAGGTTCAGCGACGAAAACGCCGAGACGCCAGCGGGGGTCTGCCCTTTGAGCACGTCCTGTGTGGCTGCCGCTCTCTCCGCATCGGCGAAATACTGCGCGCGGAGTTGAAAGAACGCGCTACCGGGCGTCAGTCCTTCGAGTCGTTCCGGTTTCGCTTGCGACCCCGCGACCACCGAGTAGCGCACGATCAAGCCCGGTTCGCCGGTAAACCGCTGCACTTCGGCGCCTTTGGGTTCCAACCAGACCGGGTTCGCCATGCGCTGCATGATGAGTTCCACCATGGAGTCGTTCCGGTTGATTTGATCTTGCTTCTGCATCAGCGCTTCGAGCGCGCCGATCGAAAACAGTTTGCCGCCGCGCTGTTCGTACGGGTAGTAGATCCACGGCCACAGCGGGCGGCCCTTGATGTCACGGGTCGGGATCGGCCCGGGCATGATGCCCCGTTCCTCGTCTCGAATGATCAGCGTGTCGCCCTTGGTGCCGCCGACCGCCCGACACCACAACCCTTCGGGGTACTGCGGCGAGGGCTTGACCCACAATTCCGCTTCGATCACGCCTTCCGCGCGCGAGGACTGGGCGCCGGAGCCTTGGATCGTCTGTGTCGAGAGGCCCGTCATCGTCGCCAGCGCACGGTACATCTGCAACGAGCGGTCCGAGGGAGTGGAGCGGTAATGGATCTGGTCCGCGTAGGGCCGCCCGTCGTAGTACGTCTTCGGGCGCCACCGCAGGCGGATCAATTCCGTCGTGTCTTCCCACCGCTGGAAGTACATCGGAATCAGCATTTCAAGCGGGCTACAGACGTCGGTAGTGCCGGCGCCGACCGTTTCCAGTTGGCCGACTGGTTCGCCGTCCGCATCTTGGGCCATTTGAAACGCATCGCCCGCCATGCCGCACTGGGGACAGCCCGGAACGATCCCGTCCTCCAGATCCAGTGGGTGCGCCTGATACCCGCACCCGGGACAGGACATCGCTTGAATGAACTCCTGATTCGCCTCATTGTCGCGGTCCCAAAACGGATGGAGCCACACCACTCCCAGCACCGGCGCCCAAAAGTCCGCTTCGAAGAACACACTTTGCATTTTGTGTTCCTCGCGCAGCGCCGGTTCGATGTCGTCCGTCATTTTCGCCGTCAGCGTGTCGAGCGGATCGGGCCCGAGCGGCCGAGCGCGCGCCGTGACTTCGATCCCGCTCAACATGGCGCGAATCGTCTGGACCGTCTCCGACAGAATGTTCGTGACCGGCCGCGGAATCCAGCGCGCCAGCCGTTTGTCCTGCCAGCCGAGTCGGGTGTTGTGGTAGATCCACTGGCGATCGTTCAGGTAGAGCAGTTTTTGCCACCAGCCGGACTCGATCTGTTCGCGGCCTTCGAGCGAGGCGTGGCGCACGTCCGAGAACTTCTTCCGGACGGTCGCTTCCGCTTGCGCGTCGCCAGCCGCCAGTTGATCGTAGAACGGCGTGTCGTGGCCCCCTGACCCGGGCACCGCGCGTAACGTGGGCGCCGCCCCACCGGGCATGATCGGAGAACGGCCGACAAGTCCCGCCAACATCTGTTCGGCGCCGCCCATGGATCCTTGGCTCTCTGCCATGTCTATTCTCCGATCGAGCCCACCAGATTACGAGCGGGCGCTACCAGTTCTGAAAAGTCCACTTCATCATGCAGCAAGCCCCCGTCGCGGAGCCGTTGGGCCGCTTCGTCGCCCACGTCTTCGAACAAGTCGGCGCCCGCGGCAAGCGCCGCATTCTGCGTGGGCGATCCTTTGGCAATCGAGGTCGTCAGCACCGGCAAGCCGGTCACGCTATGCTTCAGCGTCCCGAGTTCGTGTTCCACTTGGTTAATGCGGAGCGTCAGCATGTCCGCCATCGTTTCTTTCGACGCCGCCTTGACGGCCACGGCCGACAGATTCTTCAGCAGCGTCACGATGTCACGGCGCGTCGTGGCGAGTTCATCTTTCAATTCGGCGTACTCGGCGGCTCGGACCAAACGGTACCCAAACATCGCGCGTATCCTAACACTGACCACAGGTTAGCGGTAAAAGTCCCCGAGCGCGGGATCGGTCAGCGGATAGTCCCGGTCGGACACGGATTGAAAGTCATCAGTGACGCGCACCAGCCCATCTTCGGACGGATCTGGTTCGTGATTGCGTTCGATGGTCGCGCGCACGTCGGCCGGCAGAACGGCGAGATTTCGGCCGTTTTGGTGGAGAAACTTCTCCGCTTCCGCCGACGTGGGCAGTTCCGGCCACATCATGCAGCCATAGCGGAGCGCATCGGGCAAGTCGTCGTCTTTTTTGAACGGCACGGGCGCCAACTGCCCGCGTTTCGTCTCGGGAATGTCCGCCCACCGATACTGACGGAGCCGGCCGATCAATTTTGGGCATCGCGCCGTTGACAGGAGCATCCGGCCCGACGCCATCCACGCATAGACTCGCTGAATCCCGGCATCGACGTCATTTTCAGCGCCCTGCGCGAAGATCCCGTACTGGGCGAGTTCGATCGCCGCCTGCGCCTGTGATTTGTCGATGCCGTAGCGCGGCGTGAGGCCGACAGTCAGCAATTTCAGGGCGGTCGCGTGTTCGAGGTACTTTTTGCGCCGTTCTTCGTACTCGCCGACGAGAATCAAGCCCTTCGGCGTGACCACGATCACCACACCGGCGAACGGATGGTCAGTGCCGGGGTCCAGTGGCACTAACACCGGCCGGGTCGGATGGATCGACGGCCATTCTGGCAGCCATGTCGCTATTTTCGCGTCGTCCGCGAGGCAGCGGTCGATGACGTCCCCGTAGATCGTGCCCTGCGGGTATTCCACCGACGCTTCGTACTCGCGGCGAAACAGTTCGGGCGGCATCGTCAACCGCGCTTCTTCAACTTCGGCCGGATCGATGATGGGATTGTCTTTGGTCAGGTACGTCACGGCCCAGTAGCCCGCGCGCCCTTCGACGGCCGGCATCCAGAACGAGCGATGGCACCAATCTTCACCCCAGTCGGGCGTCGAGGTCACGAACGCGATGCCTTTGTGTTCGGTCAGCGCCGGCCGCAGGATTTGCCACGCCAATTCCTGAATCTTGCGCCCCTCATCGATCCACACCCAATGCAACCCGGGCCCGGCGCCGCGATTGGGGTTATCCAGCGACCGAAACGAGACTTCGGCCATGTTGGGCAGCCGCAGCGTCAGCCGTTCTTCGCTCCAATCGGTCAATGGATGGTCAAACCAGTCGCTCGGGAGCAGCGAAAAGAACGCCGGGATGACGTAATCTTCCAGTTCGGGATAACTGGGCGCACAGCACCAGCCTTGCGAGTACGGGACGGTGCATTCTTCGACGGCCGATTGCGCGCCAATGCGCGTTTTGCCTCCACGGCGGCCGGCGCGCAGATAGAACCGGCGGTACGGCCGCGCGCCCACGGCGCCACACTTCGGACAGAACAGCGTATCGAGCATCGACCACATGAACCGGGAGCCCACGAGCGGCATCCCCACGGCGGTCTGCAAGTCGGACTCCATGACGACGCACGTGCCCGGGCAGACGCGCGCGCGCCGCGAGCTCAAAAACGCTTGCTGATACGGGTTGTACAGAAGGTCATTGACCGGACGAGGATTGGTCAGCCGTGTCCGGGCCATCTAATACCGACGATCGTTCAGCTTCGCGGCGTCCGCACTCCGAGACGGCCCCACCGTGCGCGTCCGCGGCGTAGCGCGTTCGGGGATCGTCCGACTCGTCTCCGTCTCCCGCGCCTCAAACTGGGCCGGCGTGACGCGCCCGTCAGAGACGAGTTGTTCCCACTTCCGTCGTTGCGCGCGCGACACGAACCCGGGCACGTTACTTCGCCTTCGGCGGCATGAAGAAAAAGAAGTGAACCAGCAGCACAAGCGACACCACGATCACGATGACGTCGAGCCATGGGTTATTGGCGCTGGCCTGCCACACCAACGCGGAGAGGGTCGGCGCCGGGCCCGCCAAGGCAACGAGTTCGTAGACGCCAAGGAACGAGAGCGCCACCCACCACGGCCAGTACGTGCGGAGGTTATTTCTCAGACTCATGCGCGATCTCCTGAACAGGCGCCGTCTCGGGCTCGGGAATGAGGGCCGCGCCCACAATCGACCCCGCAATCGGCATCGGGATTGAATCGACCACCAGATGTTTCGGCATTTCCGTTCGCACCGTGAGATGCAGGACGGTCTTTTTGATTGTCCCCTCGACGGATTTGTGTGTGCGGAACACGCCGCGTCCGTCCAGTACCTTCATCGTGTAGGCCCGATCGCCGTCCATCACGCCACGCGCGAGGTTGTCCACGGCCAGCGGGACGATCAATTGGTCGATGCGATCGATCTGTTCGTCCATGCTGGCCGCGTTCCGGAGGCGCAGCAGCGCGTCGTCCACGCGCGCACCGCTACAGCCGAGAATTTCCGCCGTCTCTTTCGGCGAGAACCCCTGCCAGCGGAGCGCCAGCACGGACGCATGGAACTTGGCCTGTTTGATTTTGCCGTCGCGCCCGCGAATGGCCGCCTGCGTGTCGGCCAGATGTTCGACGGATTCCTTGAGCGCGGCTTCCTTCGACGCGCGCGTGGCGATCGACAGCGCGACCCCAATCGTGTCCGGCGCCGCGCCGACCTGTTTGTCGGCCGCGGCCCGATCTTGCGGCACCGTGGTTTTTCCCGGCCCGGTGCGGGCCGCACCCATCAGAGGCATGACCGCAGTCTACCGCTTCGTCGCCTGAAACCGACGGTCGATCTCCGTGAAATACTGGCGCGCTTCGTCACGCGAGAACAGCGGCGCCTTGATCTCCTGCCGACCCACCACCCGAGGCGCGACCACTGGATCAGGCCGCCGCAACTGGCGCGTCAGCGTGGTCATCGCGGCCGTGATGTCGTGCGGGCGCGCGGGCGTCGCGTGTTCCTTGGCGACCGCATCTTTGATTCGCGCGGACCATTCGGCGTCGTCGATGGCGGGGTCGTAGACACGGCGCGCCACGGCATACAGGCGCGGGATCGTCAAGGGGGGTTGGATCGGCACTGGCCGCCATGGGCGGAATAAGGCCGCCGCGCGCGTCCGAATGCCCTCGCTGAGTTTCATGTTCGAGCCTCCGACTCAAACGAGAAGCGCGCCCACGTCAAGATGCACACGCGCCGCCCGCAGCAACCCCCGTATCGGAGCCGGATCGGAGGTCGCGGTTCCTGCCCGGTAGCCGTGCAGGTTCCCGGTGCTCCCGTTGCGGCGCGCCTCTCAGGTCGGGAGTCTATACCATCAGATGACCGCGGCGCCGAATCCCGCACCCGACAACGCGCCGATCAGCCAGTGCGTGACGGCCGCTTTCCAGTTGAACGGGAGCGACGAAGCGTTCCATGCGCGCAGATCAACCAGCACCGCCGTAATCAACCCCCCGAGGATGCCCTTGACGAGTGGCAACGCGAAGAATTCAGTCATATGTCCCTCAGAATAGCTGACAGAACAGGTCAAAGATGAACCGGGGATCGATGATGATCATGGGATCGGAGAAGACATCGTACATCGGACACCTCCGGGGTGGAACGTGCGCAGGGTGACGCCGGGCGTTACTCGTCAGGCGAGGGCATCGGTTTCGGAGCGGGCTGTTTCTTCGCCATGCGCGGACTCTAGCCGAGCGCGCCGCACGGCGTCAAGGCGCCGATGTTCGGTGGCACAGCAGAACACCACTTCGAACGGCCGGTCGTAGCGTTCGTGGTGCATTTGCAAGCGTCCCGTCAACGTCCCGCAGTGGCACGGACATGGCGTGACCATCAGTTTGCCACTGGCCCGGGCATAGGCCGCGCGCAAGCGGACGAGTCGCCGCGCCCGATAGGCCGGCGTCATCGGCGTCGTCCGGCGCCAGTCCCGCACGTACCCCCGCGCCCGGCTGTCAGCCGCATGGCACGTCCGGCAGTACGACTGTCCCGGGCTGCGTACGGGACGCTCCCGACACTTGAAACACTGGCGGGAGTCCGCGCGGATTCCGTTCGGAGTCCGTTCGGAGTCCGCGCAGAGTCCGTCTGGAGTCCGGTTCGGTTCCACGTGGAACACTTTAGCACCTGTGGAAAAGCTGTTCAAATCCTGTGGAAAAGTGGCCGCCGGCTTGTGTCCCCTCTATGGGCCCCTTCCCTTCTAAGATCGCGCGCACGCGAGTAAGGCCCCTCCGAGTCACGGTATCTACCGTCACTCAGCGCCCCTATACATGCGCCGGAATGCGCCGCCCGTCTCACTGTCTATCCCGTGAGTCCCGGGTATCCCGGTCCCTACCGTGTCGTACCGTCTGACCGGGTATCTCCGGTAAGCCCTACCGGAAAGGCGGGATTGGACGGATTCCACCACCCCGTCCCGGCCCGACCGCCCTCGCGGCCCACCACGGGCCGATCGCTCGTCTGACCGTCCCAGTCCCGCGGCCCGCCCCCGTTCGCGCCCCCACGGGGCGCTCCGACCGTTTTTCGCCCCTCCGGGCCTCCCGGCCCGTCCCGACAACCCGGGCATGGAGCGGTCAACCCCGTCGTCGCCGTCCCCTTCAGTCACCCATCCCCCAGTCCACTCACACCCCAAATCCCTTGTTTTCTGAGCCTTTCTGACCGAATCCCCCAGTCCGTCCCGGTACAAAAACCGCTGGCGGACCCCCCAACTGCCGGTTTTGTAATCGGTTTGACCCCTCCCCCCCTGTTTTGTAATGACACTCTCGGGACTGACGGTTCTGTCTGTCAGGGCTGTATGTACCGTCAGTACCGTAAGGCCAGTGTGTACAGGTCCGTCAGTCAGTCGGTCCCGTAACGGATCTGTCACTGGCCGGGGGTCTACGGGACTGTCACGGGGGCGACGGGGTAGACGGGACTGGCTGACTTATCCGGGGAAGGACGGGAGGGACG